ACAAATACAATGAAAGCAGCACTGTGGTTAGTACGCAAACCTGAGGAGTTTGTAAACGGATTAAACGATCTCGTAACTATGGGCTTTGACCTTGACAGAAACACTGCAAGGGATCTGATAATTGCTGTGGCAATTTACAAAGGTATTATTAAAGAGTAAAGGAGGTGAAAACAATGGCAACATACAGATACAGTCACATAGTTCGGAATCCTGAGACTAAGGTTATGAGAGAGTATATCTATCATACAAGACTCAACATCGGAGATGCAGTCTATATGGATGGACAGCGCTGGATAGTAGTAAGTAAACAATATCAATAGGAGAATATTATGAAAGACAAACTTCTTAATGCAGCATTTTATCTAACTGTAGTTGCAGCAGTGTGCATGATCATCAAAGCATGGAGCATACTCTTGGAGGTTGAATGGATATGAAGATACTTATTGCTTGTGAAGAAAGCCAAGAAGTATGCAAGGCTTTCAGAGAAAGAGGACACAAAGCATTTAGTTGTGACATACAAGAGTGTTCAGGCGGACATCCAGAGTGGCATATAAAAGGCGATGTTTTACCATTGCTGAATGGAAATTGCAAATTTATATTGCAAAATGGTAAAACAGATAAAATAGATGGTCGATGGGATATAATTATCGCGCATCCGCCTTGCACGTATATGTCAAAGGCTGGAGCGAGGTGGATGTACCCAACAACTGGGAAAATAGATAAAAACAGATTTGAAAAAGCCATGAAAGCTAAAGAATTTTTTTTAGAATTCTACAATGCAAATTGTGAACATATAGCGATAGAAAATCCCATACCCCTTAAATGTGTGGGGTTGCCAAAATATACTCAAAAAATTCAACCGTATGAATTTGATGTTGAAAATAAACATCCATACTCAAAACAAACATTACTTTGGTTAAAAAACTTACCGTTACTCATCAAAACCACTCCCGATAAAGTTCCAAAATCAACTTGGATGCCATCAAATACAGGCAGTTTTTCAAGAGGTGGTGGCGGAGGAAGAGGAATTGCACACAATGCAAAAACCGCCAGCAAGACATTTTCGGGAATAGCTAAAGCTATGGCAGAGCAATGGGGTGATTATTTATTAAAGGAGATAAAATGAGTTATCTATTAGTCAAGCTGACATGCAAGGATGGAAAATGGAAAGAAGCTACACAAGAATTTAGCACTTTAAGACAAGCTCAGGAAGTCGGAAAGTATTGCATCCGTAAGGGATGGATTCAAGACTATGAGATATATCACAGCTAAGGAGGAAAGATGGCAAAGCAAAAGAAATATTGTTACCTATATATGACTGATGCTGAGATTTTATACTATGGTCCTGAGCATCATTCAGACTATATCAGCGCAATGCATGAGTTTGAAACAGATGCCAAGGAATGGGTCAAGAAAAGAGGCTTTAAGCAGTCGGAACTATGGAAGCCCGGATATAATGAGATTAAGAGGAGGATTCGAGAATTATGGCAATAGATATTTACAATGAGCTTGTTGATATGGCAGTACAAGGCTTCAAACAAGCCCAGGGACTGTATATGACAGCATGCAGGATGTATGATTTTATGGCGGGATTGCATCCTGAGGAGGACTATAACAAAGTGTATGAGCTTATTCACAAAGCACTCACAGAGGCATATATGGAGGTATATGATGGCAAGAAATAAGGTGGTAAAGAGTTTTTATATAAAGCCTGAAAATTATAAATGGCTTGTAGAAGCGGCAGAGGTCAATGATAGGTCACTTTCATACTTTGTTGACCTTGCACTTGACAGACTCATTGAGGAGGTATCATATCATGGCAATCAGCAAGAATGATTTTTTCCCGGAGATCCTTTTTTCAAAATATACAGATGCTGAGCTTAGAAAAGAATATTCCAGACTTAGATCCATCGCAAGAAAGAGATTGGAGAGAATGGGCAAAAGTGAATATTCAGAGTCGCAGACATATCTTAAGCATAAAAATCTATTCATTCCGGTGGCACAGATCCGAGGCAAGAAACAGCTTGCAGAACTTCTCACCAGTGTAGAGGAGTTTGTCTCCTCAAGAAAATCCAGCATCAGAGGTCTTAACGCTATCAGGAGGCAATCCATCGAGACTCTTCACAGACATGGGTATGATTTCGTAACTAAAGAGAACTATAAGATCTTCACAGATTTTATGCAGGACTTTTCTGATAAGTTCGCCCGGTCCTACGGATCCCCGACAGGAGATGAGCTGAAAGCATTTATAGGGGGCAGAAGCAAGCGCAGGGTATCTCCTGAGGAGCTTAAGGCAGCACTTGATAAATATATGGAGGATATGCAGTGAAGATCATAAGCCCTGAGCAGTTTGATTTTCCAAAATTTAAAAAATTAAAATGCCAAAAGCGGTTTGCAGGAAATCCCGGAACTACATCCAAGACAAGATATAAGGATGTTATATCAGCATTTGATATCGAGACAACAGGCTTGCCTGACATAGAGCAATCTATAATGTATGTATGGCAGTGGGCTTTTGAGGATATTTGTGTTGTAGGCAGGACCTGGGAGCAATTCCTTAACTTTGCTGAGAATCTCATGGAACTTATGAAGCCCAATGAGGTCCTTGTTGTCTTTGTGCATAACCTTGCTTATGAATTTCAGTTTTTAAGGGGTATATGGGACTTTGGGGAAAAGGATGTTTTCTGCACTGATGCACGCAGGGTCCTATATGCCAAAATGGGTACTATTGAATTTAGATGCTCATACATGCATTCCAACATGAGTCTTAAGGAATATACTGAGAAGATGGGAGCAGAACACAGCAAACTGTCAGGCGAGGAATTTGATTATTCAAAAGTCAGATATCCTTGGACTCCGTTATCAGATCAGGAGCTTGCCTATTGCGTACATGATGTTATAGGCTTGGTTGAAGCAATCAAGATAGACATGCAGCATGATGGAGATAATCTTTATACTTTTCCATTGACTGCAACCGGCTATGTACGGAGAAATTGCAAGAGAGCCATGCATAGAGTCCCTCATACCTGGATAACAAAGCAAGTCCCTACATGGCATGTTTATGAGATGTGCAGGGAGGCATTCCGAGGAGGTAACACGCACTCAAACAGGCATTTTACCGGCAGAGTTTTAAGAGGCACCAACAAGGTGGCAGGAGTCAAGTCTGTAGACAGGTCCTCATCATATCCTGATGTACTTGTAAATAAACCATATCCGGCAGATGCTTTTTACGAGGTGGGACCATGCAGCTTAGAGAAATTTTACTGCCTATATAAAAAGATGGAAAGAGCTTGCCTATTCCGGGCAAGGTTTACAGGCATCAGGCTTAAGGACTATACATGGGGATGTCCGTATATTCCAAGAGACCGATGCAGGAACATTGTTGCTGCTGCTTATGATAATGGCAGAGTCCTGGAGGCTGAATCCCTGGAGATAACCATCACAGATGTTGATTTTCGCATCTTTGAATATGAATATGAGTGGGACTCACTGGAGATCTTAGACTTATGCTATACAAGATATGCAATGCTGCCGCATGCATTCACAAGACTTGTGAATATGTATTACGAAAGAAAGACAAGTCTCAAGGGAATCGATGGAGCAGAGCTTGACTACTACAGAGCAAAAGCACTTTTGAATAGTCTTTATGGTATGACAGCGCAGGATCCTGTAAAACAGTCCATTGTATTTCGTGACAATGAGTATCAATTAAAAGATGAGGATCCTCAGAAACTACTTGCAGAGAATAACCGACGGAGACAACTGCCAAATTATCAAGTTGGATGCTGGGTCACAGCATGGGCAAGGTATATGCTTGAGCTTGCCATCATAAAAGTTCACGAGACTCTCGGAGCATTCTTCTGCTACACAGACACAGACTCAGTCAAATACATGGGAGAAGTGGACTTTTCAGACTACAATGCCAAGTGTATTGAGGACAGTACTAAGAACGGAGCCTATGCGGTTGATAGTAAAGGCAACATGCATTATATGGGAGTCCTGGAAGAAGATGAACGCTGCAAAGCCTTTGTCACTCTTGGCGCAAAAAAGTATGCATATGAAGATCTTGATGGAAAGCTGCACATCACAGTTGCAGGAGTTATCAAGAAAGCCGGAGCTTTGGAGATGGAGAAAAAAGGTGGCATAGAAGCATTCAGACCTGATTTTGTCTTTACGGAGGCAGGAGGCTTGGAAGCGGTCTACAATGACACTGAATATGGCACTGTCAATATTGATGGACATGAGCTGAGGATAACTGCCAATGTATATTTGAAGCCCAGCACATACACTTTAGGTATAACCAATGAATATGAGTACCTATTATCAGTATCAGGCATTCCTGTAGATGTATTTTAGGACTTGACAAATCAAATGTTATTAGATTATAATAAATTATCATTTCTTTTATTAGTATTTAAATAAGGAGGATTTAGAAATGAAAGTTACTGATGTCAGAGTAAGATTATTTGAAAACAAATCACTTAAGGGATTTGCAGATGTTACACTTGATGAGTCCTTAGCCTTAACCGGCATAAAGATCATAGACTCATCCAAGGGACTCTTTGTGGGGATGCCAAGCACTCAGGGATCCGATGAAAAATACTATGATATTTTTTACCCGGTAACAAAAGAGTTCAGAGAAGCCTTAACAGATGCTATCCTTGATGAATATGACAAAGTCAAGGAAGAAGCTGAGAAAGGCAGCAGGAAAAGAAGATAAAAACATTCAATTTCATACCTAATTGTCAAATAATTACCAGGAGGAGGCAGGCTGCAAAGCCTGTCTTTTCCTTTATAGGAGGAAATATGTATAAAATAATGACAATATTGATTTTATGTGGCATTTTCTATGCCATGGGCTATTTTACCGAAATAATGTTGGAGTTTTTTCAGGAGGAAGAAGATGAAAATTTACACCGATGATGGGTATCTTAATATTGAGACAATCATAAATACAAAGCTGCCTTTTGTGTTCATAGTCGGAGGCAGAGGCACAGGCAAGACCTACGGAGCATTAAAGTATGTAGTTGAGCATGGTATCAAGTTTATCCTCATGCGCAGGACTCAGAGTCAGGTGGACCTTATCAATAAGCCTGAATTCAGTCCTTTTAAGGCATTAAATGATGATGGAATATGTGATATAGGCAGCATGAGTCTTTCCAAGTATAATGTAGGATTTTATCACATGGAGGATAGTGCAGAGGGCAAAGCAGTTCCCTCAGGTCCTGCCATCGGTTACAGCATGGCACTGTCTACTATATCCAATCTGCGAGGCTTTGATGCATCTGACTGCAAAATACTCATCTTTGATGAGTTCATCCCTGAGAGACATGAGCGCACTATAAAAGAGGAGGGTTCCGCTTTCCTTAATGCCTATGAAACAATAAATAGAAACCGGGAATTGCGTGGAGATGATCCGTTGCAGGTGATTGGACTCGCAAATGCCAATGACATGGGCAATCCCATTTTCATGGAGCTTGGTATTATTTCAAAAGTAGAGAACATGAAAAAGAAGCATCAGAGCTACAGCTTAGACTATAACAGAGGCATTGGCATCTTTCTCCTGGAAGACTCGCCTATCTCAGCGAAAAAGCAAAATACTGCCTTGTATAAGATCGCAGCTCAGGACTTCAAAGAAATGGCTATAATGAATGATTTTGAGGAGCTTAAGACAGACCTCATCAAGTCAAGACCTATAAAGGAATATACTCCGATTGTTACCATAGGAGAACTGACTTTCTATAAGCACAAGTCAAACAAGTCTTATTATTGCACTACAATGAGGATAGGAGATCCTGAGAGCTATACTGTCTCTGATATGGATCTTAAGAGATTTTTCCGAAAGTATGCATATCTTTGGACTGCATACCTAAAGAATAATTTATATTTTGAGGATGCGACTTGCGAAATAATTTTCAAGAAATACGCAGGATAACAAAATATTTAAGGCAAACTAAATACTTGACAAAAATAATTTTTGTGCTATATATTAGAAATGGGACTGCCGGGCATGTGTCAGAGTCGGAAGCTCGCCCAAATCCATGATGCAGGATGTGAAGCGGTCCCATTTTGTTATATAAGGAGAAAAGATGGATACAAATGCAATCGTTAATCTCATTGGATCCGTAGGCTTTCCCATTGTTGCCTGCGGTGCGCTTTTTTGGATGCTGAACAAACAGACCGAGATGCACCGGGAGGAAATGAACAGCCTCAAGGAGGCTATAGAGGAATTAAAGGTAGCAATTATTCAGATGACTACCTCACTGAATAATAGAAATAATCAGCAGTAGTTTTTATTTTAATCGGAGGTTTATATTATGGATAAAAACGATGTACTTAGATTAGTCAATGCAGGATTTAGCAAGCAAGAGATCCTTGATCTTTTTCTTGATAAACCTCCAGCGCAGGAAGATCAGGAGGCTAATACCGGCAATAGTCCCCTAAATGAAAGTATCATAATGCAAGAATCTGACAACAGTGCTAATGAGTCTCCTGATCTGAATGCCTTGAGTGATGCGCTGGACCATAAATTTGAGGAGATCCTTGGCAAATTTGATGCAATGCTGCAGAAAATCCAGGATGCTAATTTGCAGGGATCAAGACAACCGGAAAAGCCCGGCACAGAGGATGTGCTGGCTTCAATAATCAACCCAAAACTGTAATTATTTAAAGGAGAAAAATTATGGCAGTAAACAACATGGAGCTGACTCAACTCAGCACAGTGCTTGCCTCTATTGTAGGGCAGGCAACAGGACAGACTGTCCTCGCACCGACAGATGTGTCCTCATTTATTTCAGTAGCTCAGACAGGTCTCAAGACCGGTTATGATGCACTGGGAACAGCTATTTCTCAGGTACTTTCCAAGACTATTTTCTCAGTCAGACCTTACAGCGCAAAATTTAAAGGACTCCAGGCTGATGAGGTCCGTTATGGAAACCATGTGAGAAAGCTTACAACTATTGACAAGCCTTTTGAAGATGATGACCGAATCAAGCTTGTAGACGGACAGAGCATAGATGATTGGAAAGTGAATAAGCCCTCTGTACTTCAAACAAATTTCTATGGTGCAAATGTTTATCAGAAAACAATCACTATCTACAGAGATCAGCTTGATACAGCTTTCTCAGGTCCTGAAGAATTTGGACGCTTCATTTCTATGATCATGCAGAATGCTGCAGATATGATCGAGCAGGCACACGAAGAAACAGCAAGAATGACAGTTGCCAACCTCATCGCAGGTATCAATTATCAGGAATCTCAGTCCATTACAACCGGCAGAGTTATCCATCTTATTTCTGAATACAATACAGAGACAGGATCCTCACTCACAAATACCTCAGTATATGCTCCGGCAAACTTTGAGGCTTTTGCAAAATGGCTCTTTGGATATCTTAAGACCCTTTCTGACAGACTTGCAGAGAGAAGCGCAAAGTATCATCAGAATTTCACCGGCAAGACCATCATGAGGCATACTCCACTTGACAAGCAGAAATGCTATATTTACAGTCCTATTCTTAACAAGGTAGATGCAAATGTACTTTCCTCCGTATTCCATGATGAATACCTCAAGATCATGGATCATGAAGATGTAACATACTGGCAGAGCATTGATACACCTGATGCAATTCAAATCAAACCATCAGTCACTAAAGCAGACGGAACTATCGCAACAGCTTCAAATCAGAACATGAGCAAAGTATTTGGTGTTATCTTTGATGAAGATGCAGCTGGATACACTGTTGTCAACCAGTGGAGCGCAACCTCAGCATTCAATGCCCGTGGCGGCTATTACAACCAGGTATATCACTTTACGGACCGATACTGGAATGATTTTAGTGAAAATGCAGTGGTACTCTTACTTGATGTAGCAGCGCAGTCTTAACTAATGGAGGATAGCTATGGCTTTCAGTGTTAGACTTTATAAAAACTTTAGCAAAAGGATTGACAGTACACTGCAGCCGGGGTCCTCAGTATCTTATGATACCTATAATTGTACTCTTAAAGATGGTACGATAGTAACAGCTCCGGAGGTTGAATTATGTATAACCTCCGGAGATCCTTTGAGTAAAGGATACAATTATGCATATATTCCGACATTCAACCGCTATTATGTTATTAATAACTGGGAAAATGCATACAATAATATATGGATAGCAGGGTTATCAGAGGATATTTTAGCCACATTCAAAACTGATATTGGAGCCTTAAACAAGTATGTGACCAGGAGTGCATCTGCCTATGATGGCAGCATCCCTGACATGATGGCAACTAAGTTACCCACAAAAACAAAAATCATACCTGTAGAAAGTCCTTTTGTAAATACAATCAGCTCAAATGATGGACTTTATATCGTAGGGATTCAGGGAGAGTCCCCGAGCAGCACAGTTCCAAACATCGGTGGAGTCTGCTATTATCCCCTTAATGCAACACAGATGAGATTGTTATCTGATTACTTGCAATCAGGATCTTTTGCTGACTTGATGAAAGATGATGCTGCAGGACTTACTACTCAGGTAATAAAGGCTATGCAAGACCCAGCTCAGTATATAACATCATTCATGTGGTTTCCGTTAAAAAACTTTCCAACAACCTTAGGAACGATTCAACCAAAAATCGGTTGGTGGAATACTGCACCTTTAGGGACATATCCTACTATTGGAATGGGATCTAATGGTTTTCAATCATTAACCATCACTCGTAATATGTCTATATCCATTCCTGATCATCCCCAAATGAGTTCAAACAAATATGGCAAATATCTTAAGGCTTCTCCTTATAGTCTGTATTCACTTATGTTAGAGCCTTGGGGTGAGATTGTACTGGATGGCAGCCAACTTGTAGACAGTGATTCTATCCGAGTAGAAGTTGTAATAGATCTGATGACAGGAGCAGGGTCCTTAACTGTTGTCGATACCGGCACCAATTCACCTAACAAAGGTAATATATTAGATCGAAAATTTGCGCAGGTCGGTGTATCTCTGAGCATTGCTCAGATGATATATGACATTGCCAATATTCCAAGTGCTACAACTGTAACTGTAGCAACAACAGTACAACAGGTAGCAGATAAAGTAACTGATAACTGGAGTGTATATAAGAGGATGATGGGTGACAGATCCAAGAGCTTATTTGCAAGACTTACCGGAACTGCTGAAAGGCATCAGCTTATGAAATCTCTTAAAGGTACAGTCACAGAGGCTAAAGAAATAGCTCCCTCTGTCGTTCAAAATGCAGCATCCTCAGCTCTTGCTTACATAGCTACACCTGAAATGAAAGGTGTATCAGGTAATATACTTAATTACTACTCTTTAGGTGGTACCACATCAGATAATGTTCCATATCATCCTCAAGGCTTATATCTCAAAATCACATATTTTGAAGTGGTTGAACCTGACAATGCTGAGAATGGCAGACCATTGATGCAGTTCAGAACTATAAACACTCTAACCGGATATGTTGAGTGTGCAGATGGTGATCATAATATTGCAGCATTATCAGTGGAAAAGGATGCTATCAGTTCTTATCTTACAGGAGGTTTTTTCTATGAGTAGAACATGGGTCCCTTTAAGCAGCAGATCACCGATTGAATACGGAGGCAGTGCATCACAATACTTTTGGGAGTATTCAAACAATCCCGGAGCATATTATGATCCGAGCCTTGGCACATATGACCTTGCACTTCCTAACTGCACAACATACGCATATGGCAGAGTCCAAATGAACGGAGATCCGAAACCAATATCAGGCTGGCATAATGCTGCAGCATGGCATAGTTATCTTATTAATGGCTGGACAGCAGTCCCTTTTGTAGGGCATAGTGATGAGATTTTGCCTGGGGACATTATCGAAATTACCGGCAGTGGTAATCATGTTGCGGTTATTGAGGAAGTATATGATGTCAGATACTGGAGGATAACAGAAAGCTATTATACTGATGATAATGGGGGAGTCTCCGGAGACAGGTCCCCGGCTGTATGGGGATCCACAAAACAATCGGTCAATGATTATGGCATTGCTAACTATCCCTATAGATATTGGCACAGCAGAACATGGGACTGCAGAACAACCTCAAGCCCGGACACATATCCTGACTATATACTGCTCAATCCTAATAGCCATGAGGAAAGCAATAGATTTAATTTTTTAGGATTTAAGAAAAAATCATTAAGGAGGAGGAGGATGCTATATGTCTGATATTATCGGATCAGGAGTCCCTTACATGTATGACTACATCAACTGTGCTAATGCTATGGTTAAGCCCAGCACAGTCCATGTGGAAAATACGGGACTCAATAGATATTTTGAAAGATATCTGCTGCAGAAAGCAATTTCTGTATTTGAATGGAAGCTCCCGGAGAGATGGAGCAAAAACTACTTTTTATATGTCCTTTATTGCTGGGGCTTCCTTGCAATCTTTGATTCTAAGCAATTTGGAATCATACCGCAGGGATGCTCACTGAGAGGATATAACATCTTTTATCAGCCCACAAATGCAATAATTACAAATCCATTGATAAAAGATATCAAGGAACCTGAGATAGGTAAAGAATGCGTTATCATGAGGCTGCAGCCTGACTATGGCGGAATAATGGATATAGTCTCATATTATGCCAATCTTATGGCACTTGCTTCCGAGTCCCTTGGAGTCAACCTTGTAAACAGTAAACTGTCCTATGTGTTTGGCGCTGAGAACAAAGCGCAGGCAGAATCCTTTAAGAAGATGTTCGATCAGATCGCATCCGGCAATCCTGCTGCCTTTGTTGACAAGACTCTGTTTGATGAAAACGGACAACCAAGATGGTTTACTTTTCTTAACAATTTACAAGCAAACTATGTTGCAGATAGGATCCTATCAGATATGAGGACTATCGAAAATATGTTTGACACTGAGATAGGCATACCGAACGCCAACACAGACAAGAGGGAGAGACTCATAACAGATGAGGTCAACGCAAATAATTTTGAAACAAAATCAAAATGTGCTTTGTGGCTTGAATCTCTTAAAGAGGGATGTAAAGAAGCAAATGACATGTTTGGCTTAGACCTTGATGTAAACTGGAGACAGGAGCTGAGAGAGGAGATGGATACAGATGGCTATGGTATCGATACTGGGACTGTATAACTATGATGAGTCCATATTTGATGATTTATCAGTTCCGACAGGACTGGATAAAGCTGAGCTGATTGAGACCATCCTATTCCAAAATGCTGAATTGGAACTTTTATATTCTGATCCTGCAACAATGAAACTGGCAATCAAGGGATGGAGCGCAGCCTCACAATATTCCTGGGAGAAGCTGCAGAATACTCTTACACTTGAATACAATCCTATATGGAATAAGGATGGAACTATAACCGAGACTGAATCTGTCTCTGGAGAAAGCTCAGGATCTAATGAGCTTAAAGTCAGTGCTTACAATGACAGCACATATCAGCCCAGGGAAAAGACTGATGCAAATAATGACAGCACAAGCTCCAGGTCCTATGAAAGAGTTGAACAGGGTAACATCGGTGTTACATCCACGCAGCAGCTCATCAAGGAAGAACGAGAGACAGCAATGTTCAATATTTATGACCAAATATCCGCAGACTTCCGCAAAAGATTCTGCCTTGTAGTATATTAAGGAGGTACACTATGGCACCTATTTTTGAAGATTTTCCATATACTAATTTCCATGAACTTAACATAGATTGGCTCCTGGAAGTGATTCAGACTATGGATGAAGAAATCGATGATCTTAAAGCAAGAGTCACAGCTCTTGAGGAGGCATAAGATGGGAGTATTCAACAAAACACCTTACACAAACTTTCATGAGCTGAATCTTAATTGGATCATTAAGAAGATAAAAGAAGTTGCAGCAGATAATACTTTCCTCAAACAGTTCTTTAAGACTATCGAGGATGAGCATATCCTGGGAGTAGTCACAAAGGTCACTGAAAACAATAACAATACCGTAAAAACTGACTATCTCAACGAAGATACTCAGCAAATGGAGAATTATACTGTCTATAACAAAACAGGCACTGACGGGGCTATTTCCGGGGCTGTCACGCCTATTGCTAACAGGGTAACGACTGCGGAGGGAGATATCGATAGCTTAGAGACTCAGATGACAAATGCATTATTATCACGCACAGATCCAGTACAGCTCATATCCAAGTTAGGAATACCAACAAGCGCAACATCTTACGACTCAGGAGATTGGACTCAATATAGAATGCTGTTGATAGAGGGTACACAATATTCCAACATTAGGAACTCTATAATAGTACCGACTTCATATTTCAATTCAACTTCAAGTGGTGACAGAGTACAGTTACCTGTCCCTGCAACCTTGGATGCCTCACCATCTCTTGTATGGTATCACATATACAAAACTGATAGCACACATATCACGGTATCTGCTTCCTCATC